CCGGTTTTAACGGTTTTTAACCTGTTTTTACGGAAAATGGGGGCAAAATGGGGGCAAAAATCGAGTCGCGCCAGGCTGCTGCAACAACGAAAACCCGGCCCCGTCCGGCCGCAGTCAGGCTCTGTTGAGCTGCCTGCGATGCCGGACGGGGCCGAAACGTAACATTCGGGGTTAAATTATTCTTTCAAACCCCATCCAGACGATTCGTCACTTGGATGTGGCGGTGAAGGTGACGTCGATGCTGTCGAGTTTGGCCGTGACGGCCTGCGCGACGATCTCGGCGATGTCGGCTGGGTTCGCGCCGAGGCTCTTGGCGAGCGTGTCCAGGGCGGTCTGCTGGGCCGCGACCGTGGCCGTCAGTTGCGCGAGGGCCTTCTCGTTGCGGTCGGCCCGCTCGTAGATGCCCTTGATCTCGTTGTACAAGTTGCCGCCGTAGCAGCCGCCCTGGCCCTTCGAGTCCGTCCAATTGTAGGTCGCCACCTTGCCCGCCGTCTGCGAAGCGACGTGCATGAACAGCTGGTTGAAGGGCGTGTCGCTGCCTTTGTAGCTGTAGGACCATACCTCGGCGGCGATTCGCTTCGCGTCGTCTGCGCTGATTGCCATGTCTTCTCCATTCATTTTCGCTTGAACTAATTGGGTGAATTGATCCCATGAGTAGCCGAACCGGCTGAAGTACGGGATGGGGTCGGTATGATCGCTGCCGCCCCAGTTTTGGCTGAACCATTTGTGGGGGTGCATTCGGTCGATGCCCCAGCCGCGCGCCCGCAGGCGTTGGGCGATCACGTCGGCCGCGATGTCGATGCCGGTCCGGAAATCGGCCGTGTTGGTGGCCTCGCAGATCTCTAGGCCCTCGCAGGTCGCGTTGCCGTTGCCGACCTGCCAGCACAATCGGTCGTAGGGAACGCAGTGGATCGCCTCATGCCAATCGGACACCAGGTGCACCGCGTAGTCGTAGCCGCGCGACCACAGGTCGCGGTGGTTGCGCGCAGTGGCGCCCGGAGTTGCCGTGCTGTGCACGGCGAACATCCAGGGCGAGAGGCCTCCGTGGCCCCAGTTGACGATCTCCTCTTTGATGTCGACCATGGTCACTCGCCGGTGGGCATGGGCATCGATTCCGGCGCGGACGAAACCTCGGTGTCGGTGTCGGTGTCGGTGTCGGGATGCTCGGCGGTGTTGCCCGTGCGTTGGGCGAGCTTGATGCCGTCGACGACCTGTTGGCCCTGCACGGCGGCCTCGGTCACGTTGTTGTTATGCCACCAGCTGTAGATGCTGGCGATGACGGCGATGACGCCCGTGATTGCGGTGCTCACCCCCTCGCTGGTCAAGGGCAGCTGGCTGATGCCCGCGAGGGAGAGTCCGGTCTGCGCGAGGGTGAACATCTGCACGACGAGCAGCACGACCGCCTTCGTGCGTTCGACCGTCATGCCCGGAATGGTGGCGTTGCTGGTCGCCTTGTGGTCGGCGACTCCTGTGTTGTTTGCCATGATTGACTCCTTTAATTGGTTGTTGTGGGTCTTGGTGCTATGGGCGCGTTTTGGATGTCGGCATTGACCTGGGTGCCGTGGCCGTTGCCGCCCAAAGCGTGGTAGGCGTCGTAGACGCGTTGGGCGCGGAGTTTGAAATCGTTGTCCGCGACGCCGTGCTGGTCGTGCACCATGGTGTCCTGCTGCTGCTCCAGCTTGCACAGCAGGAGCGTGCGCAGGGCCTCGTCCACGAGCTGGTCGTGCTCGCGGGCACGCTGTTGTTCGGCGGCTTCGGCCGCTTTCGCGGTTTTGAGCTGCTGCCACAGGATGCCGGCCGCCGTCGAGACGGCGGCGATGATGAGCCCGGCGACGACGCTCGTGATGATGTCGTCAGCCATAAGGCATCCTCGCGACGGTGGAATATCGCATATGCATTGCTCCTTTCCATGTGATGGTTGGTTGGCGTAAAACCCACACGGGTATCCGCGTGGAATGGCCGTGCGGCGTGTGGGTTTTTGGAGGTTGGAAATGTTGCTGAATGAGTATTGGGATGAGTCCTATTGGCCGTCATGCGGCAGGCTGCGTGAATGCACGTGCGTCGGATACGCGAGCGCATGGAACCGTCACATACGACCCGAATTGGGTGACGTGGAGTTGGCGGATTTGACGGCCCCACGCATCCAAGCGTGGCTGGACAGGATCGGTTCGGCCGGTGCGGCGCGTAAATCCTGGGCCGTGCTGCGGCAGATGCTGCACTCGGCGGTTCGGCTCGGAATATTGGACGTGGACGTGACCGGCAGGGTCACGCCGCCCAAGCCCAGCGGTTATGAGCCGGAGGTGTTGGATATTCGCCAGATACGCCGGTTGTTGCGGGGTTTCCACGGGCACGAGTTGGAGGCTTGGCTGATCTGCTCGGTCTGCCTTGGACTGCGTACCGAAGAAGCCCTCGGACTGGAATGGGCTGATTTGAATCTCAATACCGGCAAAGTCCGAATCCAACGCGGTCTGCAATGGGTGGACGGCCATGAGGTGATCGTGGATCCGAAGACCGAACTATCCCGCCGTACAGTCGTGCTGCCACGATTCGCGGTGCTTCGCCTGCGTGAGATCAGGCCACGGGAGGGCGGTCGACTCATCGGCCTGTTGAATCCCGGTCAAGTGGCCAGACACTACGCCGCATGGTGCAGATCGCAGAACCTGCCCTACGTGCCACGCCGCAACCTGCGCCACAGCTGGGCAAGCACCGCGCTGGGAGCCGGTGTAGACGTGGCAGTGGTCAGCCGGGCACTCGGCCACTCGTCAATCGCCACCACGGCCCGCTACTATCTGCGCCCCGACAGCGAAGTGCTGCGCGAGGCACAACGCACATGGGAACGTGCCCTCATACGTTAAACAGGGATTCGCTAACCCAAACAGGGCCCATAGACTGCGTTCCTGCGAATCTGAAACAGTATGGCACATGCACCATCATGCGGAAGAACGGCTGGGCATTCCTTGAATTGTCATGGAAATCCTCGGCAAGCGGATCATGGGAAAGCGGTAACATCGGCACGATTCCCGTAGGGTACCGTCCTGCACGAAACCTTCGATTTCAGCCTATCGTCCAGAACGCAATCAACCATAAATGGGTCAAGGTGGATGCTGACGGCACCCTGTCATATTCCAATGCCGGAGGCGCTCAGGATAATTCAGCTTTTGCCCTGTACGCCTCCTGGCCGCTGCCATGAGTCATATGGTCAGATATGTCAACGTGTCGGCAAACGCGTTGTTGCCCTGGACTCCACCCTGGTTCGCATAGCTCATGACACCGTCTTTGCTGATGTTGATCATTTTCTGTGACGTATTGTCACGGCCGCCATACGAGAAGCCCAGATTCACGGGTGGTCTGAATCCGACCGGTAATGTACCCATCTGGCCGGTTCCCCATGATTCCGTGCTGCTCGACTTCCATCGGAAGGATATGCAGGCCACATGTCCCATCTTGTAGCCGGTGACTGTGCCATATTGATTGCTGATCAATCCAGAAGGAGTCGTTTGGGTTAGCGAATCCCACACGTCGCTCATTGGCCTCAAAACGTTGAACAGGGGGACTGGTGTGCCGATGGCGATGCCGTCCAACGGGATGCGGTACAGGGGCATGTCGTAGGTGGTGCCCCCGTCCAACGGGCTGGTCGTGTTCACGGCGGGGTCGGTGGGCGTGCCCGTGGTGGGCGTGCCCCTGACCACGACCAGTTTCGCGCTCTCGATGCTCTGCGCGCCCTTCGTATACCGGCATACGATCAGATCATTGCGTTTCTGCCCTTGACTGCCGTTGGTGACGATCAGGTCCTCGGGCGTGCCCTGGCTGACGTGACGGCCCTGCATGACCAGCTCGCCCGTGCCGATGGTCACCCTGTTCGTGGAAACGACCGTGATTTTGAACTTGTCGTGCACGTCGAGCACGTAGTCGTCCAAGCCGAGGATGCCGGCGTTGAGGCCTGCGGCCTGTTCGGCGGTGACATGCGCCTTGTTCGCATGCCCGGTGACGAGTTCAGCCATTCCGCTTGCCTCCGTTCTGCATCCAACTGTCGAAACTGTTGTCGAAGTCCTTGAGCTTGTTCACATAATCCGCGTAATCCTGCTCGCAGAACAGGTAATCGTGGCCCGTGCCGGTGGAATCCAACCGGTTGACGTTGTACCACGTCTTGATATCCGGATCGTCCAGATCCTTGTACCACTTGTTCCTGCCGCACCGGTCGCATTGCATGACCGTCGCATTGTCGATACGCGCCATGGCGTGTCCTCCCTTGTTATTCGGCCTCGTAATCGACGCTTAGGACGCCGTCGGAGACCTTGACGATTTTCTTGCTGATAGTCGCGTTGACGGTGATGCCCGTGAGATTATCCCTTGCGGTCACGGTGTCGCCAACGTCAAACACCACGTTCGCGTCGTCACGGACGGTGACCTTCACATCACCCTCGGATTGCAGATCCTGCAATTTTTCACGGGTCTTCTGGTTCAGTTCGGCGGTTTCGGCGTTGCTGTAGTCGTAGACCTGCGTTATCTCGTCCACGCCTTTGAGCGACTGGGTCTGGCTGACGTTGCCTTTCGCGTCCGCATACCAATGGACGACCACGCGGGCCGCCAAATCGCCCTTGCCCAGGCCGATGAGATAGTTCGGTTTGCGCCACGTGCGGGTCGCGTCGAAATCGATGAGGTCGCTGTCAATCGAGTCGCCGTAATGCGCAACCGGTTCGGCCCAGATGTTGACCTGGCCGGACGCGTAAGCAAGCCTGAGTTTCAATCCGTTGGCCGCGCACATCTTCCGCAAACCCGTATAGCAGTCCGTGTAGCGGTCGAACTGGTATTGCTTGATGGTCTGCGCGCCGGCAGTGGGCGAGTCCACCGCGTCGAACACGCCGTCAAGACCGACGCGACTGATGAGCGAGCCGATGACCGTGCTGGCCGTGCCGCTCACGGTGAGATAATCCTTGCCCTTATCAGGCTCCAAAATCTTGTTCGCCAACATGCCGTGCCACGTGCGACCGCCGTAGGTGAGGGTGCTGCGGCCGTCCTTCAGCGAGTCCTTCAGGGAGTCCACGACGCCCCCGCATTCGCCGCCGTCGAAATACACGTAGCTACCGGCATCGATGAGCCGGTCCACGGTCAGTTCGAAATCGTTCTCGTCCGCGCCCCACGCGGCATCGAGCGTGAAGCCCTCAAGACTGGCTTGGTCCACGTGGCTCGCATCGGTGACAATCAGTTCGACCATGGTGGCTCGCTTTCCTCCTGATAGACGGTCAAATCAACGCCGAAGCCGCTCCACTGCACGATGGAATCGCCGGCCGGTATCGGCTGGAAGATGTATTCGCCCCCGTTGAGACCGGTTCCGCGCCGGCCCTTGTCGAACACGTTGGTCTCGTCGCCGTTCTCGGCGGTCATGACGATGGTGCGACGGCCTGCAATCGAGGTGACGGTCACGTAGGAGCCCGAGGGTATGTCCATGTCGAGCGCGTACCGGTTGCCGCCCAACGTGAGTTGCGGGTTCGACACCGGCCCGAATATCACCATCTGGAACGGCATGGCAGTGGGCATTGGATTCGAGGCCACCACGTCGCGCACGGTCGCCAGATAATCATGCGGATAGTCGTACGGGTAATCGAGATCCAATCCGGGCTGGAGCGCGTCGCTCCAGAAATGCTGCAATTCCCCGGCCTTGCGCCAGATGCCGTCCAACAGGACGACGGTGAGCTTCTGCTGGATTATCACCGGCGTGATGGTCTGCGACTCCGCCTTGACCACGTAGGCGCGCGTGGTCCAGCCGTCCGCGTCCAGCATGCCGGGGGTGCCGGCCGCCACGTCCGCGTCGAATAGGCGGCGCGTCCAGTCCGCCTTCTCCGGACACCGCAGGTAGGTGAGTTCCAGGTCGGTCTCCCTCGCGGCCCGGGTCACGCCGGTCAGGCTCCGGTAGCCGAGGTCGTAGCTCCATGAGCGGCCTCGGATGCCTTCGGCGGTCTGCGCGAAGATGTCGGGGCCGCTCATGCCGATCTCGTCGCCGGTGGAGCCGCACACGTATTTAAGCGTTTGCATACTTGCGTACCAGCCTTCCCACTTCTCGTCCGTCGAGTTCGATGCCCAATGCCTGCAGCATGGTCGGGATGTCCGCGTGCAGGGCGACCAGTGCGGCGAGCAGCTGTTCCAGCAGGGCGGTCTGCGTGGCCGTCCGCTCCCTGTCGTCGCGCAGCATTCCCGTGCCGCCGGTGACGCCGCCGATGAGCGGCGAGCCGAACGAGTGGCCGTCGAGCGTGAGCCCGGCGGCTATCCTGTCGAGGCTGCGGTTGACGATCTGCTGGCTCTGATCGATGCCCTCGGCCATGCCCCGGCCGATCATCACGCCGACCTGGTCGCGGAACACGCGGGACGGCGAATGGATGCCGAGCTTGTCCTTGACCCAGTTGAGCGCGTCCTTGGCTGCACCGACCGCCGCGTCGACGAGCTGGCCGGCGGCGGATGTGACGCCCGAGGCGATGCCGGTGATGATGTTCATGCCGACCTCGCCCCAGTTCACGCTTGTGAACCCGTTCCAGATGGAGCGCACGATGGCGGGTATCTGGCTTATGAGCTGCGGGATGGCCTTGGCGAGACCGCCGGCGAGGGTGATGAGGATCTGCGCGCCGGCCTGCAGTATCTGCGGCAGGTTCGAGGCGAGCGTGTTGACGATGCTCGCGATGATCTGCGGGATGTAGCCGACGAGCTGCGGGATGGCCTGGGACAGGCCGTCGATGAGCTTGACCAGCGCGTTGACGCCGACCTGGACGATGCCCGGCAGGTTCTTGGTGAACGCGTTGATCAGCGTCTGGATGACGGTGGGGAGCATCGCGACAAGCTGCGGCATGGCGGAGGTCAGGCCGTTGACGATGTTGAGGATGATGTCCACGCCGATGTTGAGGACCGTGGGCAGGGCGGTAGTGAACGCGGTCAGCAGGGCCTGCAGTATCTGCGGTATCGCGGCGATGAGCGTGGGCAATGAGTTCATGATGCCCTGCACGAGCCCCTGCAGGAGCTGCATGCCGCCCTCGATGAGCATCGGGGCCTGCGCTATGAGCGCCGTGATCAGAGAGGTTATCATCTGCACGGCTGCGGGCAGGAGCGTCGGCAACGCCTGTCCAAGCCCCTGCACGAGCGTGGTGATCAGCAGCGCCGCCGTGGACAACAGCCGGGGAGCGTTCTCGGTGAACGTGTTCATCAGCGCGGTCAGGATGGCCGCGCCCTGCGCGATCATCTGCGGCAGGTTCGCGGTGATCTGCATGCTCAGGTTCTGCAGCCTGCCCGGCAGTTGCGCTCCTAACCGGCCGATCATGGCGAACAGCTGCCCCTGCATGCTCTGGTCGAGCATGCCGAGCCCCGCGACCAGTGCGGCGATGATGGCGCCGATGCCGAGGAACTTGATGAAGTTGCCCGGGCTGAAGAAGCCCGTCAGCATGGAACCAACCGCGTCCAGACCGGACTGCAGCCTCGGTCCGACGACGCCGGCGATGCCTCCGAAGGCATCTCCGATGGGTCCTAGCACGGCCTTCGCCTTGCCAGCGACGCCGGATGCGATGCCTCCGAGCTTGCCTCCGAACGATTGGAGGCCGGCGACCACGGGATTGTTCTCGAGTGCGAACGCGGCCGACGCGAACCCGGACACGAGCTTGCTCTTGAGCGTAGAGGTGATCTTGCCGACGCCGCCCGAGACTCCCGAGCCGAGAGAGGCTATCTTCTGTCCGAGTTTGCTGCCCGAGATCTTCTCGCCGGCCAGTTGGAACGGGAAGGCGAGGTCTTCGGCGATGGCGGCCCCGTCCGACATGAATGCGGAGAACACGGATTTGATGCCGTCCGGCAGGCTTTTGACCTTGCTGGTGAGCTGTGTGACGCCCCGGTCGCCGGCGGTGCCGAGCATGTCGAAGAAGCCTGTGATGGCATCGATGTTGCCGCCGACGCCGGCGAACACGGCGAGCGCGCCGGCGAGTTGGCCGACTTGTCCGACGATGTCCTGGATGGTGATGCTGCCGTCCTGCAGTCCGTTCGCGAACCGTTCGATCAGGCCTATCGCCTTGTCGATGTAGGGGTCGAGCTGGCCGTTGAGCTTGTCGAGGAACGGGGTGAGCTGGCCGCTCAACGCGTCGATGGCGGGGATGGCGGCGTTGAACGCCTTGCGCAACGATTCGAGCGCGAGCTTGCCGGGGCCTTCGCCCATCCGGCCGAGCGCGGCCTTCACGTTGGCGAGCGCGCCCTGGAAAGTGTCGCCGGCGGCCAATGCGGCTCCGCCGAGGCCTTCCTGCATGGAGTCGGCGAATGTTTGGAAGTCGATCTGGCCTTTGGACACCATGTCGGAGACCTCTTCCGAGGTTTTGCCGAGGTGTTTGGCGAGCAGTTGGAGGACGGGTACGCCGGAGCTCATGAGTTGGAGCATGTCGTCGCCCTGCAGTTTGCCTCGGGCGGCGACGCTGCTGAAGATGGTGCCGATGTCGGTGAGGCTGCGGCCTGATATCTGTGCGGTGTCGGCGACGGTTTTGAGGACGTTGGTCATCTGGTCGCCGGATTTGATGCCGGCGGCGCTCAGGGTCGCGGCCACGGTGGCCGCGTCGCCCAGGCCGAACGCGGTGCCTTTGACGCTGGCGAGCGCGTTGTTCATGATCTCGGTGATGCTTTTGGAGTCGTGGCCGAGTCCTTTGAGTTTGGCCTGCGCGTTTTCGATGGCGAGGGCGCGTTGGAAGCCGCCTTTGGCGGCGAGTGCGGTGATGCCTCCGGCGATGGTGCCGATGGCGCCGAGTCCGATTTTGCCGATTTTGCCGAATGCGCCGCCGAATTTGCCGAGGATGCTGGTGCCGCCGGTCTTGGCGGCGTTGTCGGCGGCTTGGGTGATGTCGCCTTCGAGTTTCTTGCCGAAGTCTTTGCCGCTGGGGGCGACTTCGATGTAGACGACGCCGATGCTGCTTTCTGCCATCGTGGCTTCTCCTGTGTGGTTGGGAGGCCCCGATGGCGGTCGGGGTCATTCGATGTGGTAGTGGTCGTTGAGGCGTTTGCGGCGGGCCATGCGCGCCTCATAATCGGCGTGGGTTTCCGTGGCCGGCCGGCGGAACATGTCGGTTCTCCGGTCGGCCCATGGCCGGTAGCCTTTGCGTTTGAGTCGGCCTTCGAGTTCCATCTGGTCCCAGAGCGCGATTTCCGCGCCGGTGGGCGTGTATGACCATCCGGCGAGCGCGGCGAAGCTGTTGGAGGTGTGGTCGCGCAGGATTTCGCGGGTGAGCGCCCATGCGCTCTCGTAGTCGAGGTTGCCGGATGGTTTGCGGCCGGCTGGCGCGTCGAGCCATGCGTCGAGGTGGCATGGCTTCCAGACGCGCCGGTAGCGGGTCAGCCAGTCGGCGGTCAGCGCCGAGTGATGCTGTTGGTGGAGGATGAGGAGGTAAACGATTTTGGGTCGATGCCCGATCCTTCGGCCCAGCCTTTGACGATGGCGCTGATCCAGCCGAGCGGGTTGCCGGCCTTCCGCAGCTTGTTCCACAGGGTCGGCTGCATTTCCTGCAGGTAGGCGAGGAACACGGCGGTGGCGTGGAACGTCTCCTCCTCGGAGAGGACGACCTTGCTTTTGACGATGAGCACGACGTTGACCAGTTCGATGGGCAGGTCGGCGGAGTTGAGGTTGGGGAGTGTGACTTCGGTGTCGAGTCCCTTGAGGCTGAGGCATACGTCGGGCTGCTGTTCGGCGTCGGTGTTGATGTCGGGTTCGATTTCGATGGTCTTGTTTTCTGCGCTCATGGCGGCCTCCTGAAAAAAGTGTGTGCGGCGGTCTGGTGGGTGGGGTTCCCCGTCCGCAGGGACCGCCATCGGCGCGGACGGGGAAGAATGTCAGGGTCAGGCGGTGACGGTGACGGGCACGGTCACGTTCTTGCCGCCGGCGGTGGCGGTGATGGTGACGGGTTTGCCGGTTTCGGTGGCGCTTTTGCCGGTCACGGTGACGGTGTTGCCGTTGACGGTGGCGATGGCTTTCGCGGTGTCGCCGCTTGTTGCGGTGATGGTCCAGCCGGAGGCGTTCGCCGGGGAGACGGTCACGTTGAACGTCGCGGTGCGGCCGGCGGCGACGGTCAGCGTGTTCGGGGTGGCGGCCAGCGAGTCGACCTTGGTGGCCAGTCCGGCCTTCTCGGCCGCGAGCAGACCATAGACGTGGAACATGTAGCCGTCCGAGGCCTTGAACATCTTGAACGTGACGTTGAAGGTCACGACCTCCGTGGATACGAGGGTCATGTCGTCGCGGTCGGAGACCTTGCATTTGCCGATGGGCAGCACGATCGGGTTGCCGTACTGGTCGAGGCATGCGAGCACGGCCATGTATTCGATGTTCGTGGCCGCGTCCCTGACATGGAAGTTGCCGTCGGTGTCGGCCTTGACGCCGAAGTAGGCTTCGGCGATGTCCTGACGGCATTCGATGCCGGGTATCTGCAGGGTCCAGTAGCCGGGCTCCTGTTCGGAGACCACGATGTCGCCGTTGTGGCCCTTGATCTCGGTCTCGTCGCCCGGCTCGGGGTGCAGTACCGCGCCGTCCTCGCTGTTGTAGCCGACCGGCTTCTTGCCCTCCGGCGGCGTCCAGTTCTCGGAGTCGGGCATCACGGGGATGTTCGGATCGTCGAGCTTCCACAGGAAGAGCGCGTAGTCCTTGATGAGTTTGACCAGGTCGGCGCGGTTGCCGCTGGTGATGTACGAAGTGTCTGTGGCCATTTGCCATACGCCTTTCGATGATTATGCTTGGTTGGTTTCGACGGTGAGCAGGAGCGTGAGGTACGCCATGAGGCAGCCGTTCTCGTCGCTCATGCGGATCGGCCCCGACTCGTGGTCGATGGTGACGACCGGCCTTGGCGGATACAGGCCGGTCAGGTACAGTTCGATGTCGGCGGCGAGGTTCTGCGCGGCGTCGATGTCGCCGGTCCCGTCGTCGCGGCGCACCCACACGGAGACGCGCAAACGCGCCTGCTGGCTGACGGGGGTGGCCTTCTGGCCCGGCACGGCGACCAGCACGCATTCCCTGGGCGGGTCGTCGCGTTTGCGGACGGTGCCGAACTCCACGTCATGGAACCGTTCGCGCAGACGTTCGAGCAGCACGGGTTCCACCCGGTTCGGGCGGACGGGTGGCCGGATGACGCTCATACGACCACCATGCCCAGCATCTGCGAGAGCGCTCCGTGGGCCTGTTCGAACGCGGCCGGAGCGGTGGCGACAACGTTGGTGCGGTCGGTGTCCTCGTTGCGGTACACCTTGATCGCCGGATCCACCGCCGCCATGCCCTCCACCTGTTCCTGCACGTCGTCCATGACCGGTTTGACGGCGCGTTTGAGCACTTCGCCGCTGAAATTCGTGCGGTCGAGCACGACCTTGACCTTGCTCCGGGCCATCTACCCCTCCTTCAGTCTGACGTTGACGACGTCGCCGACGTGCGTGCCGTCGGGTTTCTCCCACGCGCACACCACGCCGTCGACGGGCACCCGCCTGCCGCGCACGCCGATGACATCCGTGTCGCGGATGCCGGTGGGGGTCTTGGAACGGATGTAGATGGCGTGGTCCCAGGTCACGCCCTGCGAATCGTCCGAGGACGTTTCCGGCGTGTTCACCGGGGCCACGAGCCCGTCGAAACTCGCGACGAGTTCCAGCGGGCCCTGCACGGAGTTGCCGTCGGCGTCGAGCTCAGGCTCACCGCGCCAAACGTCGATGCGTTCCATCAGAGCACCTCCCCGGATGCCATGTCGATCGCGAAGGCGCGCCGGCCACCCAAGCCGAGAACGCTCAGGTAGTCGTTGTTCCATCGCAGGTAGCCGTCCGGCGAAGCCCACGAATAGGAGTTGGAGAAAGGGCCGGTGGTCTCGGTGTTCTGCGTGACGCCCGTGGGCACGCCGGACACCTGCTGCTCCATCGCGGTGCGCACCATCTGGCAACACACGATCTCGAGGCCGCGCCGGTGCGCCGTCCACCACGATTCCTCGCGGGTCTCGGGGTAGACGGACACGTGGTTGCGGATGCTCTCGCCCGCATCGAGCAGCAGCTCGTCCGCCTGCGCCTGTTCGTCGGGGGTGAGCGTATGCCAGCGTTTCTCCAGGTCCTCGTGCGTGGCGAACGGATTCGGCTGTTCGTCGGCCATGATGGAGCTCCTTTAGCCGATGACGCCGGCGGTCCTGAGCGAGCCGATGAGCGTGTTCAGCTGCCGTTTCGTCTCGTTCAGTTCGGCCACCACGGCGTCGAACTCGGCCTTGGTCGGCGCGGCGCCGGCCGAGACGGTTGCGTCGGCGGCGGCCACGGTGGCGACGGCCGTGCCCTTCTTCACGCCTCCGAAAGCGGTGAACGGCGTGCCGTCCGGGTTCCACAGGCGCGCGGGCACGTCCATGGCCCCGGTCTTGTGTTTCTTCTTGCCTGCCGACTGGACGATGAAGTCTTGGGTGAACGCGCCCATCAGGCACCTGCTTCCGTGGAGGTCTTGAGCACGGCGAACGCCTTGGGGTCGACGACCGCGTAGGAGAACATGGCCTCGGTGCGGTAGGCGATCTGGTTGTGGGCCTTGAGGTCCACGCCGGTCTGGTCGGGGTCGCCGTAGGGGATGATCTCGCTGGTGATGTCTCGCACCATGCCCCATTTGATGAGGCTGAAATCGCCCATGATGGCGAGCACGTTGGTGGGTGTCTTGGCCTTGGCCCCGTTGACGGTGGCGCTGGTGGCGGCCTTGATGCCGTCGAGGGTGCCGACCTGCAGGTTGAGCGGGATCTCCGGGTAGTAGCGCATGCCGGTGGCGGGCACGCGGATCTTGCGCAGGCGGGAGGCCCACGTGCGGCTGATGGCGATGCCGTTGATGTCGTAGGTCTCGTTGAGCTGGTCGGCCAGGTTGTCGACGTTGGTGATGTCGTCGTCTCCGGCGGTGACCTGCATGGCGCGGGCCGTGAGCGCGTCGAATCCGGTGAGGGGTTCGCCGGTCTTGGGGTTGACGGCGTGGTAGACGACGTAGTCGAGGGCGCGGCCGATGGCCTCGGCCTGGTCGGCCTGGATGGACTGGATGATCTGGAAGCGGTTGTCCTCGTCGGCCCATTTGAGTTCGCTGGTGATGCGGGTTGTGGTCTGCACCTTGAACGTCTTGCCGCTCACGTAGTTCAGGTCCTGTTCGTAGGAGCTCTTGGTCTGGCCTTCGGCGGTCACGTCGGCCTCGGCGGCGCCGTTGAAGATCATGTATTCCTTGTCGGTGAAGATCTGCGGGCTGCTCGGGGACAGGGCCGCGATGGTCGATGTCTCCTTGACCTTGTTGACGACGGCCGTGGCGACGGTCTTGGGCAGGTGGAGTTTGCTGGTGTCCATTGCCATGATGTTGTGTTCCTTTCAGATGGTTTGTCGATGTTCAGAGGTTGGAGAACAGGCTGTCGGCCCATGCGCGTTCGTCGGCGCCGGCGGCCTTGCCGTCGGGGGTCTTGCCCTGGTTGGGCATGCCCTTGGGCTTGGGGTGCGCGTACTGGTCGATGGCCTTCGCGTTCGCGCTCATGGCCTCCAGCGAATCGCCGTGCAGCAGCGAGGCGGGCACGCCGGTCTCCTTGGAGACCTGCGATTTCCATTCGTTCTGCTGTTTCTCCGCCTCGTAAGCGGCGTTCAAGGCTTCAAGCTCCTTGATGTGCTTGGCGGTCTTCTCGGCTTCGGACAGCTGGGCCTCCTTGAGCTGTTGCAGCTCGTCGGCGGCGGCTTTGTTGTCCTTGGCGCGTTTCTCCCATTCCCGCGAATGGGCGATGGCCTCCTTGTATTTAGCCTCGTAGTCGATTTCGGGCGGCTTCGCTCCGTTCTCGGTCGATGCCGCCTGCTGGTTGCCGTTGGCTTCTTCGGTCATGGTTCCTCCTATGGTTGGGGCCCGTTTCGGGCATAAAAAACCACCCGTGCGGGCGGCGTGGAGTGGCGGGTGCAGGATTCGAACCTGCGTGGCGTGGAGCAGCCGATTTACAGTCGGCCCCGATCGGCCTCTCTGGCAACCCGCCGTATGGTAGAATCGAGGTAACGGGGATCCCACGTAACCGGCTCTTGAGACCGGCACATAATCCGGGGGGTTATCCCCGTTCTTCTATTTCAATACGATTTGGTGAAATCCTTCCGAGTCGAACACCCACAGCTCTTTGATGTGGGATTCATGACGGGCGTTGTACAGCGACAGTTGGTTGACGAACTTGTCGGGCAGTTTCGTGCTTCCGAAGTCCAGTACGAACACGTCCTTGACAACGCCCTGTTCGACGCCGCCGACGACGGCGTCGTTGATGCGTTGGGCCACGTTCCTGTATTTCAGGCTGGCCAGCGATTTCAGTTCCGCGTCGCATTCGTGGCTCAGCCAATGGAAGTCGTTGCTGGGCTTGCCGTCATGGCTTTTCGGTATCCACTCGTATTCCTCTCCCAAGCGCCTGAACTTCTCAAGGAACACGATTTCGTGCCGTTCGAGAATCTCCTGGCTCGGGTCGACGCCGACGGCGATCTGGCGCCGGTACCAGGATTCCGCCGTGCCTTTGGTCTCTCCCTTCATTGACAGGAGCCTGACGGACTGCTCCCACGACATGGTCGGCGTCGGGTAGACGCCGTCCGTGAACGCCAGGGGATTGTTCCGGCGCATGCGCTTGAGCTTCTCCCGGTAGTCGCCGCCTTCCTTGCTGGCTTCCTGCCACATGGCGGTGAGCCGTTCGGGGTTGTATCCGGCGAGTGTCTGGCGGCCCCAGCTGGGGACGATCTGGCAGTCGCAGTCCCGGTGGTATTGCATCTCCAGACCTGCCGAGTCTTCGCTCAGGTAGGTGAAGCCCCGTGAGGCGAGCATGGTGCAGAACGCGCATGTCCTCGCTCCGCGCGGCACTCTGGCCCATCGTGGTTTCGACGGGTCGATGCGCATGTTGCGTTGGGTGGTCAGGCGTGCGGAGGCGTTGATCATGTCGGCGACGAATTGCATCGCGTCATCCGGGTTGCCCAGATCGGGCCACAGGTCGTCGATCGTGGCTCCCGCGCGTGACTGTCCGTTCTTGACCTGCGTGTAGGTCAGGCCGTTGTAGTCGGTGTTGTTGAAGCCGCCCTGCACCTGCCAGAGGGCGCGGTCGGGGTCGATGAGCTGTGTGTGGTCGAAGTCCTCAAGCTCTATGCCCGCGTATTCGCCCCACAGGCCGCGCACGGTGTCGTAGTATTCGTTCGCCAGCTGGGAGGCGTCGCGGGAGAAGTCGCGGATCGCGTCCTTGACGTTCAGGGGGTCGCGTTCGACCATGTTCTCGATGACGTCGGCCGCGCCCTCCCTGAGGTTGTCAAGGTCGGTCTGGTAGTCCCTGTACGCCTTGTCCAGCAGCGGCTGCAGTTCCGGCGGGGCTTTCGGATTCGCTGCCATCAGCCGCCTCCGTGTCCTGCGGATTCATCCGCTGCTGTTTGAGCTGGTCGATGTTCCGTTGGGCCTTCATCCGCTGCTGGTAGGCGCGGAACGATTGGAGCTCGCCGGCCGTGAGTCCGAGCTTGGACAGTCCCACGTCGGAATCCGCCCAGTCGCCGTTCACGCCGGCGACCTTGGTGTAGTAGTCGGCTCTTGCCGCGTCGCTCACCTCGCGGGTCGGCGCCCACAGGGGGCGGATGCCGGTCAGGTCGGGCGGCTGCGGGCTGTTGTCGCGCAATTGCACGGCCATGCCCATGGCGTTGAGGAGCTGGCGGGAGAACATGCGGTTCTGCCGGTTCGCGGTGCGCGTCAGCTGGTTCTCGGCGGCGGCGAGCGCTTCGGCGCTGGTGGGGTTGGCCAGTCGTATGCCGAGTTGTTCGGGTGGGATGTCGGTTTCGGCCGAGGCGAGCATGGCTATGGTTTCGAGCATGTCGCCGTGGGGTTGCATCGATGCCTGGGAGACCTGCTTGAGTTCGGGGATGTCGCCGTTGATGTCGCGGCTGACCGCGTTGATGCTGCTGACAAGCGCGCTCCACGTGTCCTGTTGGAAGGATTCGCGGCTCAGGCCGAGGAACCAGATTTTGGGCACCGAGTAGAATTCGGCGGACGCTTCCATGCGGACCATGGTGCGCATGGCCATGTCGGTCAGGTTCATCAGGGCCCGGTTGATGCGTGAGCGGCCGAAGGGGCGGTCCATCTGCTTGTCGTAGACGATGGGCACCACGGCCACGCGGTCGAGCCGGTTGTATTGGGGTTCCGCGTCCCACCCGTATCCGGTTTTCATGCAGGCGTAGTTGCGGCCGGGCAGCCATGCGTTGAATGCGGTGATGTTGCCCCATTTGTCGCTGTCGGTGATGGTCAGCGCGGCTTTGATGCGTCGGCGTTCGTTGTCCCATAGTGCGGCGGACCAGTCGGCCGAGCGCGGGGTGATGAGGATGCGCTCGTTGTCGTCCGGGTCGTAGTCGATGGTCAGGAAGCTGCAGGAGTGCTTGTAGCAGCTGATGACGGCCTCGCTCATGTCGGTTTCGAGCTCGTTCATGCGCATGATCTCGTCGATGCCGTGGTCGTCGGCCCCGGCGGCGGTCTCGAATCCCTCGAACACGCTCTTGTCGGCGAGCGCGCGCACGCTTTTCTGTGGCCAGCCGACCACGACGCCGGCTTTCTGGGCGACGATGTTCGGGATGCTGATGCCGAGGTTGTTGAAGCGTTGTTTGGCGTCGTAGAACGCGGAGCGTAGCAGGTTGCGTGGGTATTTGTTGCGCCAGAGTTCCAGTAGGCGGGTGATGTCGGCCATGTCGTTGTCGGGCACGTTGGCGATGTGTGTCACGGACGATGAGCCGGTGGACAGGTAGGGGTTGCCGATGCTGATGGATTGTTCGTTCATCCGATCATGACCTCCTGTACTCGGTCGGGGTCTCGTTTGGTTATGGTGGTGCCGTAGAGGGCGAGCGTGCATGCCACGAGCGGGCTTATGTCGATGTCGCTGCCCATCGGGTTCCATCCGACGGCGCCGGATTTGCCGATGCTGCGTGTGGTGGCGTTGGCCACGGCCGTGGCGAGCGCCGGTGCTTTGTCGTCCGGCAGGTGGGTGAGTTTGCCGTCTCTGAGCATGTCGAGGAATTTGCCGCAGGCGCGGCCCATGTCGCTGTAGTTGGTGACGATGACTTTCACGTGCCGGGCTTTGAGGTCGGCCAGCAGGCTCATGGCGGGTGATTGCGAGTCGATGACTACGCTTGCTGTGCGCGGCCAGTGGTCGGCGATGTAGTCGACCGCCCATTGGGTGCCTTTGGATTGGGTGGCCTCGAAGCGGCGTAGTTCGATGTGCGCGGTGCCGTCCCTGTGGTTGACGGCGCCGCCGATGGCCAGCGAGCTGCGGTCGGGTTTCATGTCGAGCGCGTAGCCGATCAGTCCTTTGATGTTGGGTGTGCCGGTGGCGGCTTTGGCCCATTGTTCGGGGTTGATGGCCTGGCTGGTGGTGGTCTCGTCCCAGATGCCCAGTGCCTCGCGGCGGAAGCTGTCCTTGCCGAGCTGGCGTTGCATGCGCAGCATGCTGGTTTCGCTGGTGCGGCGCGGGAAGCTCGGGTTGGCTTTCCTCCATTGGGTGCGGTCGTCGCTGTCGGCGTCGCGGTCGGCGGAGAATTCCACGTAGAGCATATCGTCCTCGCCGGCGAGCGCCTGGCGGCGGCGTTCCGTGAACGCTTCGCCGGGGTCGGCGGGGCGCGGTGGGGTGCCGATGTAGAGCACGAGCGCGTTGGGGCTGGTGTTGGTGGCGGGCACCATGTCGCTGATGGCCTGTTCGGTCAGGATCTGTGCTTCGTCGAACACGATGATGTCTACGGCGTCGTTGCCTCGGGCGAAGCCTTGGGCTCGTGCGCCGAACAGTATCTTGCTGCCGTTGGCGAAGGTGATTTCCTGCATGCCGTTGCCGCCGCGCACGCCGTCGGTGCGGCCGGAGTGGTCGAGGTATCCGATGAGCGCGGGGTTGCGTACCAGGGTGCGCACGTGGTCGAACGTGTTGCTGTTGGTGCGGTTGTGGTGCGCGGTCCAGATGACGGTCAGGTCGGGGATGAGCGTGCACAGGATGACCACGAGGCTGGAGACGGTGAAGGTCTTGCCGGTCTGGCGGCAGATGCTCAACACCACGCCGCCGACGGAGGCGGCGAACGTGCCGTCGGCTCTTCGGCCGAGGATGAGCGTCAGCAGTCCCTGCTGCCAGCGGTCGTAGCGGATGCCGCATGCTTTGGCCCGTTTGCTGACCTTGGGGAACATGCTGGTGACGATGCCGGAGGGCATGACGATGTGGCGTGCGACCTCAGATAGCTTCGGGTCGGAATTCTCCGTCATCGTCGTCGTCCTCTGGATCTTCTTGCGTCGTCATGCCTTGTGCGGGGTTGCCTTCGAGCCGTTCGATTTCGCGGGTCAGGGCGAGCAGCTGTTTGCTGATGCCGGTCAGGCTGCCCGGCGGGGTGCCGGCGCTGAACATGGCTTCCTTGAGCCGGGCCTGCGTGCGTTTGAGCACGCTCACGTAGTCCTCGGGCCCGTCGTTCATCATCGCCTCGAAATCGGCGGCGGTGAGGGCGTCCATCGCCTCGGGCTCATGTTCCACGTCCCCGGCCGGGGCTGGAGGCGTGGTGACGCGGCTCATGCGCTTGGCCTTGCGGTAGGCGCGCTGCTTGCATTTGGCCGAACAGTATTTCGCTTTCTTTCCACGGCCGGACGGGGTGAACGGCTGGCCGCATTCCTCGCAGATCACCGCGCTCACCTCCAAAAAACGTAACGGGATAACGTAACGGCCGTCCAAGGCGTTACGTTTTGACATGCCGGGGAGATATCGGCCCTGCGCCCGAGGGGGCTTCGACCGGGGCGGACGGGTCTCCTCCCCACGTTCACCAGTCGCCGCTCGTGGTCAACGGCATCGAGGTGGCTCTCAGGTCGGCCGTGTGCCCCTGTTCGAATGTTTGTTTGATGCGTTCGCGCGCCCACGCGACGCTGTGGTTGGAGCGGATGCGGTTGCACCAGCGGTGCGCGAGCCGGCAGTTGCTGAACAGGTAGGGCGAGCCGCCCTTGCTGACCGGGATGATCTCGTCCACCTCGGGCGAGCCAGGCAATCCCGGCGGCAATGATTTGTCCACGGGCCTGCCGCACAGGTGGCATGTGTCGTAGGCCGCCAGCACGCGGGCCACGACCTGCTGGCGTCGCCAGCCGTTGGCATGACGCCGGTTGCCACGCCGTCCGCTCATGGCCCGGCCTTGTCGCACGACCGCTGCCATGCGTCCGCGAACGCCTGCACGGCCCGGCGCATGACGGGTTCGAGGGGGTCGACCACGAGATGGCCGGCCGGGGTGACGCTCACGGGCACGGGCAGGGCGTCGATGTCGGCAAGGGTGTTCCCCCTGTACGTGATCTGCAGGCTGATGGTCGGCATGCCTGGCATTGTCATGGCGTCATCGCCTCACAATCAAATGAAAAGAGTGTCGGGGCGAACATCACCGGCGCTTTGGACGTGCCGGCGGAGTACTCTCGCCCCATGCAATGCGGTCAGATACGCGAAAACCCAGCCACGTGAGCTGGGTTTTTCGACACTTCTGCCACTGCAATCATCGGTGACAGTCGGTCATTTGTCAAGTTCGTCGGATGGTTTGGCCTCCTCGCCCGGCAGCTCGTCCACGGGTTCGCCGCTGATGGCGAGCCTGTAGACGCTGCTGTAGGTGATGCCCTCCGGGGTGACATCGAGCTTGCCACGTTTGCGCCACACGTTGACGGTGTTGCGTTTGAGCGTGATCCCCGCAACCGTGAACGCTTTGGCTATCTCGGCCGCAGAGCCACGCCGGCTGTCATCCCAGCACAGTGTCTTGAGTCGCCTGAGTTTGACGGTCTGCGCTCGCTGTTCCCTCCCGCACACGGGACACGTGACCCACTGGTCTGCCGTGCCTGCGGCGAGCATGGTCCCGCACAGTTCGCAGGTGCCGATCTCGCGGCGGCGTTGTTCGGGCGGGTCCAACGCGGCATCGACTTTGCGGGCGATGCCGTCGATGACGTGCATGTAGAGGCCGGCGTCGCCGAACGTGGCGAGCTTGGGGTGGCCGGCGCATTTGATGAGCGTGGCCTTCAGGTCTTCCGTTCGTGGATCCCTGCGCCAGTCAAGGGCGTCGATGCCGTCGAGGCAACGCCAGAGTTCGCGTGCGGTGCTGTCGAGCATGTCGATGAGGTCGAGCACGTCCAGCCTGATAGGCGTGGGCGGCGTGGCCGTCTGGATGCGCACGGGCGCATGCCCGCCCGGATGCAATGTCGCGTCGAGGCTGTCATGCAATGGCGTGACGCCACGCGCCAGGCGCAGCAGCATGCCGGCGAATCTCAGCTCGCACGGCGCGCACAGTGTCCATCCGTCATCGATATTGGCGGCACAATTCTGGCAATCCATCGAAACCCCTCCACGTCGGCTAAAATGGTTTTTGCAGACATGCCTTCCGCTCCGGTGGAGGGTTTCGTTTATTCCCGTGGAATGTCGAACGTGGGTTCGATGAACTCCACCTTCCTCGGCGGTGCTGGCGGCTTGCCTTGTGATTGGATGATGGCGACGACCTCACGCAACGGGATGCCGAGCTGGCCGGAAATCTCGAGCGTCGTGTTTTGGTCGCGCATCATACGAAGCACTTTGTCGCGTTGTTCCTGGCTGGTCATTCCCTGACTCCTCCCGTGTGCGGGTCAATCAAATCGCATGACATGGCATCGATGCGCTCGCCGGTCTTGGCTTCGATGCACAGGCGGCGCACATCGCCGGTGGTCTCGACTTTCTGGATGATGGTCTGTTCCGGCGCCACGTTCGTTGCCGCATAGGCGGTGAGGCCGATGACGGTCAGCACCATCGCGACGATGACGGCGAGGGCGATGGTGAAGACGAGCCCGATGGTGGATTCCACCGACCAGCTTCCGCGCTTCATCGCGTGCCTCCGAGCACGCTAATGTAAAAATCGGTGGTGATTAATGTAATTTCTTTCATCTTGTCTCCTTGAGCACGTTGATGGAGCGGAAGAGTTCGGTGTTGAGTGTGGGGTTGCCGTTGGCGTCCGGTTTGATGACGGTGGTGAGGTCGTCCGCGTCTTGGAGGATCCACCAGCCGTTTTGGGGGAAGTAGGAGAGGAGCCGTCCAGTGTCTGGCCGCTCTTCGTGATGGCGACGAACCGGTGCAGGAACAGTTCGCTCGGTGTGGAGTGCTTCCAGTCGATGCTTTCGCTCACGTTCATTCTTCCGGCTCCTGTTCGTAGAAGTCTTTGGGTGTGATGGTCACGCTGATCTGGCATCCGGCGGCGAGCGCCGCGTCGATGATGTCGGTGAGGGTTGTGTTCTCGTTCATTGTTGTTCCTTCGTTTTCATGGCGTTGACGGCTGCGAGCGCCTTTTTGGCCGCGTGCAGCCATGCCTGTTTGGAGACTTCGCTGACGGCGTCCCAGTTGGTGGGGCCGGGTGTGCCCTCGAAGAACCCTCGAGCGCAGGTCTCGATCTCCTCGTCCGTGGGCTCGTCCGAGTTGAGTTCGTTTTCGATGCTGATGGCCAGGTTGAGTGCCGCGTCATAGCCTGTCTGATAGCCCAGCACAAACGATTCGGCGGCTGACTCGTTGCCCAGCCCCGCGTCGGCGAGCGCCGTGAGGGCCTGTTGGATGAGGTCACTCATCGTCGTCCTCCACGATGGTCGGCTCGCCACTGGTCTCGTACATGGTCTTGGCCACCGCCTTGAGGTTCCGGCTGGCCGTATCGGAGTATTGGCCGAAGTGCAGGATGCTCACGCCTTCCAGCACGCAGGCGCTCGCCAATGCTTCGGTGAGTTGGTCTTGTGTCCAGATTCGTGCCGTGTGGCTCATGCGGGTCTCCTTCGTGGGGTGCAATGCTCGTGTACCGGTTGGTCGTCCTCCATCCATTGGTCCTGGTTGTTGAGCCAGTGTTTGACGCATCGGGTGTGATTGTCGGGCACGGGCTTGCGGCACAGGATGCAGCGTGGCTTCATGGCCGGTCCTCCTTTTCTGCGAGCGCCGGCCCCGTCATGAGGGTGAGGTAGTGGCGGTATTCCGCGATGTCCCTGTTCAGGCAGTCGTGGACTCGGTGCGTGGGCTTCGCCCGGTGCGTGTAGGGGTCTTGGCCGAGGGTCTTGGCGGTGAGGCGCAGTGTGGTCACGTCGAGGGCCCGGTAGGACAGCAGGCTATCGATGGGCGATGAATCGAATACGCGGGCCTTGGCGCAGAATCTGAGGATCATGGGCAAATCGAAGTGTTGGATGTTCGTGCCTGCGGGATGCAAGGTGTACATGCCGGCCATGTCCCCGATGAACCTTGTGGCTTCCCGTGCGATTGCCTCGGGCGAGCAGGCCGTTGTTCAGGTGCAGGTCCAGGGCGGGCAGTTGCGCGGTGAGCATGGTCTCTCGGCTGATGTGGATGATCGCTTCGAGGCGCGCGTGCTCGCGGGTTGCGTCCATGCTGGTGCAGCGCAGGCCGATTTCGAGTATCGAACATCTGTTCGTGTCGAGGCCGGTGGTTTCCACGTCCATCCACAGCAAAGCGTCTGGTTTTTCGGGGCTCATAGTTCCTCCCCGTGGTCGGCGAGCGCGTCGGCGAGGGCTTCGCGGATGATCCGGTGTTCGGCGAGGGTGAAGCCTTGGGGGATGATGATGGTTCTGGTGCCTACGGGTGTATCGGGTGGGATGAGCATGGTCACGCTGGTGGAGTCGTCGCGTAGCGTGAAGTCCACGTTGTCGATGACGCCGGTGACGCAGGCCGTGTTGTAGGTGTTGGGGTTGGTCATTGTTGTTCCTTTCGGTTGATGGTGGGATGTTTGGGCATGCCCTCTGGTGGAGGGCATGAATGCCATTGGCCGTCGGTGTCGAGCAGTATCCAGCCGCGCCGGCAGCTGTACACGGGCACTGTGCTGGGTGCGGGGTCGTAGCTTTTGAGCAGGTAGCCCAATGCCCTGGCTTGTTCGGGGTGCTGGTGGATCCATCCGTGGCATCCGGTGCTGTTGTCCGTGCCGCACACGTCGATGACGTTCGAGGGGCTGTGCCGTTCGGGGTCGCCGTACGTCTGGCTGCGGCGTTTCCGGTGGTGGTGGCTGTTGCCGGGCCATTCGCCGCCGCGTAGGTATCGGTCGCAGACGATGCACCGGTTGTTTTCGCGGCCTTCCACGAGGCGCAGGGTCGCGGCTGTGGGTTGGTCGCTCATGCTTGATGCCTTTCGTTGATTTCCGTCACGAGCCGTTGTGCCACGGTTGTCGCGTCCTCGCCTGCTTTGACGTGGGTCCAGAACGTTTGTTAGACGCTGTCCGTCCACGCTCCCGTGGGGACTTGGCTGATGGTGTGGGTTTGGAGCCATTGGCGGGTGACGCCGCCCCATTCGGTGCGTTTCGGCACGCTTTGGAGCCATTGCGTGTATTGGCGGTTTTCGAGCCATTTGCGCATCGACGGCACGAACCGGTCGCCGTCCTGGCGCACGGTCTGGGCGTATCGGATGACGGCGCCGAGCAGCTGGCTCGGCTCGGCCTGGGGCATGGTCGGGTCGCTGCCGCTGGTGACGGCCTGCCACAGGTTTTGGGCTTGGTCGCGGCTGCCGGTATGGCTCGGGTACCGGTCCCAGGCGAACGCGAACGGGTCGGCCTCGGCCAAGGCCTCGGCTTCGGCGAGGCTCGGCACCGGCCTGGCGTGGCCGGATTCGGCCACGGCTTGGCTCGGCTCGGCCGGCTCCGGTTCGGCGTTCGGCGCGGAGGGGGCTACAGGGGAGGTAAGGCTAGGTATGGTTAGGTTAGGACCGGTTGCTTCGTTTGCTTCGAAGCAATTGCTTCGTTTTGCTTCAGACGTTTGCTTCGGTTTTGCTTCACCGTTTGCTTCGTCTTTTGCTTCATGGTTTGCTTCGGTTTTGCTTCGCGGTTTGCTTGAAGCACTTGCTTCGTTTTGCTTCGAAGCGTTTGCTTCGCGTTTGCTTCGCCGAGACTCGCCCGAAGCGACGCCGCCGGCATGCCCGGCCTTGGCCCTTTTCTCCTTGAGTTCGCTGCCGGAAGTGCCGCCGAATTTCATCAGAGTATCGGCCTCGACCACCATCCACCGGCCGGCGGCGAGCGCCGGTTCGAGCATTCCCGCGGCCTCCAGTTCCGTCACCTGCCGTGCGTTGCCTTTCAGCGAGCGCACGACCGTGAGGTCGAATGCGCCGTCGAATGCGGGGAAGCGCAGCTGGTACGCGGTGTGCACGCAGAGTCTGACCCATAGGCCCAGTGCGGCGTTTGATACCGTGCCGGGCATGGTCTGCGGGCTGAAGTTGAGCCCGTCGTCTATCTGGGTCCACGTCATGGTTCACTCCGCCTCGTCGTCTTCGGGCAGGAAACACCCGTTGAGTGCCTTGTTTTCCTCGTCGCTGGTGGGGTATCCGAGGTCTGCGAGCGTGTGGTAGTAGGCTTGGGCGAGATCGATGTCGTCCTTGTCGGCCCATGTGCCGGGTTTGATGAGTGCTTCGATCTGGGCGCACAGGATGAGCAGGAGCTCCCTGTTCGCGGCTCCCTCGACGTGCTGGCGGCGATGCAGTTCCGTGAGGTTCTGTTCGTGCCACAGCCCCCTGTCGCTCGTGTCGTCGTATAGCAGCGGCGTGGCGGCGAGCAGATTGTATGCGTCGAGCACGTTGTCGATGTTGTTCCATGAGGCGCCGCTGATCAGTCCGTGGCAGAGTTCGGTGCCGGTCAGCGCGAGCAGGCTCAGACGCGTAGTGGCCTTGCGCAACTGGCCGCCGTTGAACCCGGTGGCGTGCTTCCTGATCCAGTCCGTGCGCAGCGTGTACGCCAGCCTGCTGAATTCCTTGCGGGCGGCCAGCGCCTCCTGGAATGCCGCCTGCTCCCGTCCCCTCCGCTCGATCAGGGCGTCACGTTCGGCGATCTCCTCAGGCGACAATTGCGGGAAGCACAATACGGTGCAGTCGCAGAACCGGATTATCGGCTGTCCGTACGGGTTGGCCTCATGCCATTTCTTCCACCATTTCTCGAACTGATCGGGCTCGCCGCTCCACACGTCGTAGAACCGGTAGCCCTCCGGCGTCGTCCACGCCGAAGCCGAGACATCCACAGTCAGGCCCAGAGCTTCAAGCACTGTTCTCATGCTCTGCTGCCACGCCTCGACGCGAACCCGCGACCGCAGCTGGCCACGCTTCCAATCCCAGTTCTTGGTGCCCGCCATCGAAGCCAACTCAGCCATCATGTCGGGATAAGCCTCGAACTCCGCAAGATCATCCAACTGGGAAAGCGACAACTGAGCGAACGCATCCGACCCGGAACGCACATCAGCGGGAATACGCGCGATCCTCAACCGGCCACGCACAAACGACTCGCTACGCCCCGTCTTCGCCGCCAACTCACCCACACCGACACCCAAGTCCAACAGTCCCTGATACCCGTCAGCCTCCTCCAACGGCGTCAAATCGGAACGCTGGCAATTCTCCACCAACATGAGTTCACGCTCCGTGCGAGCATCCAACTCACGGATGACGCACGGCACGGACTCCAAACCAGCCAACTTGCACGCCGCCAAACGACGATGACCAATCACCACACGAAACATGCGCTCGCCGTGCTCCTCGTGGTCGGGTGTGACCACGAGCGCCTGCTGCAGGCCCTGCTCCTTGATGCTGTCGGCGAGTTCGGTGACATCGCCCACGTCCCTGCGGGGATTGTCCGGGTTGGGGATGAGATGGTTTACGGGTATTTCGATGATGTTGATAGACAATTCGTCGGGTCACTGCTCCTTGATCGATAGGTTCTGGTGTGCTGGAAGGTGCGGCATGCGCTTCCTGCGGCGGCGTTGGCGCTCGTGCTCCAGTTGTTGGCGTCCGTGCTTGCGTTTGCTCATGATTCCTCCTTGATTTCGCCGGTGTCCGGGTCCACCGACAGCTGGTCGGGGTCGTCCCCGGGTTCGGCGTCGGATGATTCGTTTTTGTTGCTTTCGGCGTTTTCACCGTCGCCGTCGAACGGGTATTCGGGCACGGTTTCGGCCGAGTCCTCGAACGGTTTGAGGCTGCGGTGCAGGTCGTCAAGCATGATGGTGCGGCGGGCCTCGCGCGGGTAGGTGAGCAGTCGGTTGATGGCCTCGGCGCAGTCGACGATGTGCTGGGCGAGCACGTCCACGTCGAATATCGCCTCGGTCACCGCGTCGATGTGCTGGAACTTGGCCAGGTACTCGGTCTTCGAGCTCATGGGTTTGGCATTGTTGACTGACCGGCGCAGGTCCACGGCGGCCTGCTTGATCTTCGCGTTGCCCGCGTTGAAGTCCAACAGTTTCAGCGGCGACATCTCGTCGGGGATGAGCGCGTCCTGCACGCCGTCCGTTTTCTTTTTCCGTGACATTGAATCTCCTTAGAATTCAGGGTCGGAATCGTTTGACGGGAAATCGTTGGAAGCGCCGAAGCCAGCCCCCGGCGATGCGGGTGCCGGTTGGGCCCATGGGTCGCCTTGCTGCACGCCCGGCTCCACAGGCGACGCGGGAGCCTGCGATTGCGCCGGTGCGGGAGACTGCGGCTGGCTGTTCTGCCAGCCGTTCTGCGCGGGTCCTCGGTTGGGGTCGCCGTACGTGCTGCCGCCCGCGTAGCCGCCTCCGGCCTGCACGCGCGTGACCTGCGCCGTCGCACGGGTCAACGCGGGCCCGATCTCCTCCAACCGCATCTCGGTCACCGTGCGCTGAGAGCCGTCCTGCGCCTGATACGAGCGTTGCTGGAGACGCCCGCTGGCGATGACCCTCATGCCCTTGGCCAGGGTGGCCACGATGTTCGAAGCCAGCTTCTGCTTCTGGCTGTCCCATGCGGAGCAGTTCATGAACAGCGTGTCCCCGTCCTCCCACTGGTTCGATTGGCGGTTGAACTGGCGGGTGCTCGACGCGATGGTCAGGTTCGCGACCGTGCTGCCGTTGCCCAGGGTGCGCAGCTCGGGGTCGCGCGTCAGGTTGCCGATGATCGTGAGCATGGTCTCGCCGGCCATCACGCCTCACCGTCCAACGCGCGCAGCAACTCCACCGCCGCAGAACGCGCCTCGTCCGCCAAATCGAACAGCTCCCAGTCGGCGTCGTCCATCACGCCGTCCGCGAGCATGGAAGCGGCACCGTACGCCTCATGCGCGAGTTCACGTCGCGCATCGGCCAGCTCGGCCTCCACATCGGCCGTCTTGGATTGTGCGGGCGGTGCCGGCGGCTGGGCGAAGGCGCGCACCAACGTCACGTCGTTGGCCTTCAACGCCTCGGCGAGCATCGCCTCCAACGCGGGCAATGAGGGCTTGTTCGGCCCCGCGTCCAACGCCAGCAGCAGGCTCTCCGCCACATCCGCCGCATTGGATCGCTCCGGTTTTTCCTTGGTCTCACTCAATTCGGTTTTCCTCCTCTGTAATCGGCTTTGGGCGCGTATTCCACCAGCGCGCTCACTTTCCTGTTTTGACGGTCCACGTCCACCTCCTCCGCGTAGGGCAGCAGGTAGATGTACGGGTTGGTCGTCTGGCTGTTGCGGTCGCATATCCTGTCCCAGAACTCCTCGATCAGGTCGGCCGGAGGCCATGACATGCCCTCATCGGTGATGGGGCACCACATCTCTATGCGGCCACTGTCTGCTGCTGGAGCCCGTTCTGTTCTCCCCAGGCGATCACCTCCCTGACCGGGTAGGCGACGCGGCGGGTATCGCGTTTGCGGTGCTCGCGTTTGCCGCCGAGTTTCACGAACCTCGGCCCCTCGCCCCGGTATCTCCACACGCCGAGCGTGCCCACGGTGGGAGACCCCCGAAATAGGCGCTCACCTTGTCGGCCTTCCAATAGGCGACGCCGTCCTGGATGATGTCGGGCGGAATCATGGCGCTCATGGTGGTATCCTTTCTCCTGTAGCTTTTGCTTCGCCCACGTTGCCGCGTGGGCTTTTTCTTTCCCCGAAGGGCGTGGACCGTGCCGAATCGAACGGCTTCCCGCTGTTTGCCGCGCGTACATGACACCGCGCGATCTCCAACGGGGGCGAACCTGCCGGCCCTCATGCGCCACACCCGCTGGGGGAACAGGGCGCGGCGCGATGGTGTTAGCGACTGTCCTTGTCGATTGCCGGAGTAAGGAAAGAACAGGAACCCCGGCAAGCCTGTTATTCGTCGGCTCCCGCCTCGCTCAAAACAAGACACAGGAGCCTGAGGGGCACGAAAACGAATCCAGTGAGCGCGGCCAGACCGTTTTCGATGGGGTGCGCGCAACCGGCGTGCGACATCACCCAGCCGATGCAGCAGGCGAACACGATGGCCCAGAAAACCAGCCGGAACATGAAGCCACGAGATAATTCGTCGGGCTCGGACCTCCTGTAGCCGCTCGCGTGCTGGCCGGAATCCTCGGCGTTCATCGTTCCGCCTCCGCATCGAGGAGTCGACGGGCCAGGGCCACGAGCTCGCTGTGCGGGCCGCGCCACACCGCGTCCGTGATGCCCATGCCGCCCAGACGCAATTCATCGATGCCCTGGCTGAGAGCCTGATAGGAGAGGGGGCGGTTCCCGTCCTCAGGGTTCGCGATGGTGAGTTTCTCGCTCATTGGTTTTTCTTCCTTTTATGTGTTGGCTCACCTCCCCTAAGCTGGACATTGCCTAACTACCAGCAATGAGAGGAGGTGAAGAATAATGACGTATCGACTCGTGTTTGAGACGACCGCCGATAAGCGACGGTTTGTCGATTTAGCGGGAGAAGAGTATCCGTCGAAGATTCTCGATGAATTGGAGAGCGCCGCCGCGTCGGGTGGCGTGGTTTCGGTTCGGGGTCGGGCTCTCGGTGTCCCCGAGGGGTCTCTTATCTATCTCAATCCGCGTGCCGCCCTGTGGTGGTCGCTGGTTGAGATCGACGGCTGACTCCGGCATGGCGGCGGCGCGGACGGAACGATGTCCGCCGTGCCGTCGCCCGTTCATGCTGATTTCATGGTCGAGCTGTTTGGCGATGGCATTCCGCGCGTCGATCAGATCGTTTTCCGACTGGGGATAGCCGATGATGAGAACGATGCTCCCGAGCCCGTATCTCAGGACTTTGAAACCGTCTCCTTCTTCAATGTGAGTGTTGATGGTTCCCAT